AACTAGACCGGTGCCGTCAGGTAGTATTTGATCGCCGCCAGAAAAAATATTCGATCTATTCGTCTCCGGCACCGTCCCGCCGTTGGCGGCGAGGTCGGTCGTTTCCAATTTTCCGTTTAGCGCCGTCTGGAGCCCTGAAACATCTTCGATGGCGTGACCATGCTGGTCAAAAGCCCCTGCTGTGAAACGATGCTGAATGAATGCGCCCGCTGGATAGTCCTGGGCTACAGTACCCTCCTGCGCTCGCTGGACGGTGAGCGTATCAAGAGACAGCCCGGTCACCCGGACTACCTCGTGCGCCTGCTCCACCACGCGCCCATCGGCGACCGTGGTCGTAAACAGTGTGGCCCGATACCAGTTCGCGCCCGGGTCAACAAACGCATGGCCCGGTGCCAGCGGGATGCTGGTGTCCGTACTGAGAATACTGGCGGCCAGCTCTCCGGTGATGTTGTTAAGAAAAATCTCAGCCATCAGATATCCCTCACAAACACATGAAACTCATCCTGGCGCACCCGCCCCTCATTGGTCGTTGCCGTGACCTCGACCTTATAGCGCTGACCGGAGACGCCGCCGCGCAACAGGATCTTGAGCCACTGCGGTGAGGCGACATTGACTGCCGCAACCTCCAGACCGCTGGGTCCGCCCGGCGTAATCGCTACCGTGGGAGGCGTCGCACTGGCCAGCTCATCGGTATCCGGCAAAAACTCTGAATAATCAATATCGTAATCAACCGTTTCTGCCGGCTGCTGAACGTAGCTCCCCAATACAGCCATTCTTAGCCTCCCGTCACGCTGCCTGATTTCATCAAACGATCTTCTCTCGCCACCCGGAGCTTCCTGGCCTGTCGCGGCACCACCATCACCCGAATATCGCGCGGCACACACATGCGTCGATAATCCGGGGCCGGAATGTCCAGGTTGAGTCTGGCGACTGCCAGGATGCTGCCCGAGGCGAAGGCGGCCGCTTCAGCGAACTTGATACGCACACCGACTGCCACTGCAACGGCGCGTCCAGCCAGTGTCGCTGACGCCGGCGTAACCACCGCGCTCTGTGTTTCAGCGATCGACTGTGCCAGGGCAACGGCCACACCGGACTTCACGCGCACCACCGTCACGCCGGCCGATGCCGAGACCGACATATCAACAAAAGCCCCGGCAATCATGTCACCGGCTGCATCCGCCGAGCCCGAGACCAGCGCCTCAGCCGATGCGGACCTGATGCCGGTTGCGCTGGCTGACGCCTCAGTCGTCGCGACAAACTCGCCAACCGTCTGTCTTCCCGGGAGCGCACTGACCGGCGGGAAAATACCGGAGGCCACCGCTGCGGCACGGCCTTCTCGAACGGCGAACGCTGCAGCACTGGCTGACGCCGACACCGGCAACGTGGCCCAGCCATCCATGACGCCGTTCACTGATGCGCTGGCCAGGGCCCCGGCGCCCGGGGTAATGGTGGCCGTAATCCCAAGCGTCGCGGTGGGCGGATCAATCGTTGCCCGGGCAACGCCGGCCGCAGCAGACTTTTTGATCTTGGTGTTATTGGTGACGAATTCCGCGGTCCCGAGAAATTCGACGCTTTCCACAAATAGCGCATCAGCTTTCGCTGACATGGACGCAGAGGCGACAAAGGTTGCCGTCTGGTAAACGTCAGCGATCGCATTGCCTTCGGATCCGGCCTGAACCACACCGGAACCGCGAAGCGCCAGGCGCCCTGCGGCATCGCCCTGGGCGCCAGACAAGAAGAGGGCGCTTGCAACAACGATTCGGACCAGGTTGGAGCCGCCGTTGAGTGGTGCTCCGTTTAGCGCATGTCCGTTAAGCATCATCAGTACCGCACTTGTAGGCCGCTTGCAGCGGCCACGCTATCCTTCCCCGGCCTGAAGTGCCGAGGCTTGTCGCGGGTTTTAGTCAAGTTTGATGGCGATATTATTGGCCGCGAAGCTCAGCACATCGCCGACATCCAGAGTCTTCTGAGACTGAAGCGCGACGTGATACAGAAGGTTGCCCGCCGTGGCCGCATCGTAGATCCCGATATGGGTAATGGTGATCTGGGCGCCCGTCACAGACGGGAACGTGATAGGAGCGGTGTTCAGGGATTCGGTATTCCCGTCCCCGGCATCGGCCGGTGCCGTCCAGCTCCCGGTTGGCTGCCGGGAATACCAGCTGGCGCTGGCCTCGTTGGCCGTTGCATTGGCGTCGGTCGGGTCAGCCGTAAACAAGGCCAGGTGCAGGTCTGCCACGGAAGGGGCAGTAAAGTTTGTGCCGCGCAGCGTGGCATTCAGGATCGCGGCTTCCAGGTAGTCAGAAAACGCAGCCATGAGAGTTCTCCAGTTTTCCAATAAAAAAGCCACCCGAAGGTGGCTTCATGTGCTCGTTGGTGGCGTTCAGCGTATGCGACCGCCAAATATGAAGGGGTGCGGCTTCGCCCGAAGATCACGCCCCGTGAAGTCCCGTTGCATCTGGTTCTTCACCTGGTTGATGGCCATACGGAACTGGTTTCGGTGATACTCGCCATCCTCCAGGTTGTACCAGGGCTGCCCGCCCTGCTGGCGCAGGTACCAGAGCGCCCCGTGCTCCCACACATGCGCCCATCGGTCCGCGTGCATGGAGAGCACCTTGTTGCCGCTGAACGTCAGATTGAGCCGCGCCCGGGGCGTCAGGATGGTCTCGTCCTTGGGCGTCTCGGAGGTGATGGTGAGCGTGTCCGGCAACTCGAACACCCAGTTGAACCCGCGCATCCGATCCGGGTCGATTCGCAGCTCCTGCAGCGCCTCGATAATCACCCAGTCCCTGGGCTCGACCACCCGGTAGCTTTTCAGATCCTCAAGGATCATGATGGGCTGCAGGTCCTCCAGCCAAACACCGGTGTCCCGATAGAAGTCACGGATCGCCTGGCGCAGCGCCACAATGGCCACCGCCTCCGGGCACTGGGGAACCTGCAGAAGCGTTGGCTGCACCAGTTCCGAAAATGCCAGAGTGTCACTGGTCGCCACTGTCGCCACCTCCGGTCACAAATTTGCGTGGCTGCCCCAGTCGCCGGGCCGGATGATTCGCCACCTTTGATGTTTCCTGGATACCCAGACCGCGCTCGAACAGCTGCTGGTAGGTGGCGGCCTTCTCGATACTCACCGCGTCCGTGTTGCGGCTGTAGGCCCGCCAGAGGACACCGTGATAAACAATATCCCGGTACAGGGCCGGGATCGGAAATGCTGCGCCAGGGTCAGTCACTTCAGGCGCATACTGAGAAACCACCGCCTCAACCTTGGTGCCGGCCACAACGGGCGGGTACACCCAAAAAACCCGGGGCTCGTCGTCATGCCAGGCGTAGTCCCGCACCTCGGTACCCGGCTCGGCGGACTGCCAGAGCGGCAACAAGGCATCCAGGGAATGACTCTGGACGTACCGAACAGCCCGGTAACCCGGCACGTTACGCGTAATGCGGAACAGCTGCTGGACGTTCTCTGGCGTCTCCTGACGGGTGCCCTCGGCCAGCGTCAACGTAATGTTGGCGCTCGACACGTCCGGTCTGTGTCGGATCAGGTCAAAGATGACCTGGTTGGCGTAATCCAGTAGGTCGTCCAAAGTCCAGCGAATATGGCCGGGGTCCTGAAGGTCCCTGGCCACGTTCTGTATCAGCGTCTCCATCAGCCGGCCTCAATAAGGTCCGTCACCTGCTGTCGCAGGGTCTCCACCGGCTCGCGGCCGTTGAGCTTTTCGCCAAACTGCTGGTAGGCGTACTCCATCAGCTCTTTCTTGGTCGCGTTCTGCACAATGATCCCCGAACCGTCAGGCGTCAGTGACTGCCCGCCAGCCTGGGGTGCCGGCGCCTTTTCTTCCGGCTCGTCGGCCACATCGACCTCATCAAATGCGCTGTGACCCTTTTCGTTACAGGGTTCAAAGTGCGGCTTCATCTTCTTGAGCGTTGGCGTTGCACGAAACACCACGCCGGTTGCCGGGTTCTTCACGAATCCGTATTGCTTGCCCTGGGCCATGATTGCCTCCTGGTGTCCAGGTGAAACGAAAAAGGGGCGCCATCAGGCACCCCTCAAGTGGAAGCCAGCGATTACACGCTGGCGTTGTAGGCGTACAGGTGAACCAGTGCCTCCGGCTTGATGACCTCGAAGCCGTAGACGTTGAGCCCACGCATCAAGTCACCGAACCGTTGCGGATTGCGCAGGCTTTCCAGCTTCGCCATCTGGCTGGCAAATGTCAGGGCCGTCTTGTGACCGGCCATGATGTTGAAGGAAAGCCCCGCCGTCTCCGACGCTGAGGACAGCAGGTTGGACCGATAGACAACAAAACGGTCGATCATGCCCATGCGCCCGTTCCGCAGGATGGATGTTTCATCCCCGGACAGGTCCGCATTCTGCAGCTTGGACCGCTTAACCAGATCGGTCGCCCAGCTGGGCAGCACCACCCACCGGCCCTGCTCGGGCACATCCTGCTCATCCAGGACCGTGCCCAGGTGAACAATGTAGTCGGTGATGTTGTTCACGGTCAGGCCAACCGGTGCGCCGGCCGCTCCCAGGTTGTAGCCGCCACTGATCTTGCCGGCATTTGCGCCCTGGTTGGCCGGATCCGCGTCAGCGAAGATGACGCCAAGAACCTCGCGGTCAATGGCAATCTTCATCTGCTCGCTGGCGTCCTCGGACCACTCGTTGAGCTTGTCGATATCGGCCTGGAAAGCGTCAACATCATCACAGGTGAAGTTGAAGTGCTTGCCCTTGTCGATAATCAGCTCAACAGACGGTGACTCCGGGGTGTCGTACACCAGATCCTTGCCTTTCTGATAGTCATAGATCTGGATGTCCGGCACGGTGCGGATGTACACCTTGTCGCCGTAGTTGGAGATTTCCGATGGTGTTATCGGCCAGGGATTTAACCCGGCCTTCTGACGGTTTCCCGCCAGTCCAGACTATATCTTGCCTGATTTTTTTAGATTTCAGGCTCCCGCACTCGTGGGCCTTCATCGCCCTGTCCGGGCTGTATGACCTAGTCGTTGGACCTTCACCCTGTTCCCAGGGCGCTTGGCTGCTGATTACCCAATCCTGTCGCTTTTTAAGCCATCACGCTTGCCGTTACCGGCTACGTTGTGGCGCTCCAGGCTCTTAGGG